TTACAGCATCATCGGCATCAAGAGAATCAAGAGGTCCTCGTCATCGCCTTGCTCAGAGGGCAGGAAGATGCCCGCCTTTGACGAGTCGATGAGTTTCATCGTGATTTCCTGCGAGTTGAGATTGTTGAGCACATCGATGATATTCTCGTCGTTGAACCCAATGGCCATGGTGTCGCCATTGTAGTCGCAGCTCACTTTTTCTTCGGCCGAAGTGGAGTAGTCAACGTCTTGTGTCGACATGAATATTTCGTTGGGACGAAGCTCAAGTTTCACAAGGCCGCTCGAGCTGGTGAAAACCGACACACGACGCAGTGCATTGAGCAGCGACTGGCGGTCGACATTGATGTCGTACTGGCTTGACTGCGGTATCACCGAGTTGTAGTTAGGATAACGCCCGTTCACAAAGCGGCACGACAGGGTGTAGTCGACAGTTTCAAATGTTGCGCTCTTGCTGTCGACTGTGATCTTCACATCGCCATCTTTCTTGTCGAGGATGCTACTCAATATGCCAGCGGGCTTGGTGGGGAGGATAAACGACTGTTCAAGGCCTGTAGAAGTGTTGAGCTCACGATAGCGCACGAGCTTGTGGGTGTCGCTGGCCACAAACACTACCTCGTCGGGCTTGATATCCCAGTACACGCCCATCATCACAGGTCGCATGTCGTCGACCCCGACAGCAAAGATGGTGTGCTGAATGCCCTCAACCACTTTCTTGATAGGCAAAGTGAACACCTTGGGCTCCTCATCGCTCTCGGCCTTGGTGGGAAACTCGTTGCCATTTACACCGATGAAATTGAAATGGCCATTGAGATAGGTGATATTGATATCAAGATTTTCATCGTTGATTTCAAATGTCAAAGCAGTATCTGACAACGACTTGAGCATGTCGAGAAGTGTCTTCACATTCGCAGCGAACATACCGCTTCCTTCGGCATCCTGCACCTCAACACGCGATGTCAAGGTCGTCTCCTGGTCGCTGCCCGTGATGACAAGCATGTTGCCCTGTAGATTGAAAAGAAAATTGTCAAGAATTGAAAGTTTGTTCTTGGAATTGACCACTTTGCTCACTGCCGACAAATGCGACAGCAACAGTCTGCTTTGAATGTTGAACTTCATATCTTAAGTGTATTTTGTTTTTGTTCTCAATGATTTGTATATCCTATCAATCTACAAATTTACCAATTTTTTCCTATATAAACGCAAAAAACGCCGTCGAATTTTGCCGACGGCGCCTTTTGCATTTCATTTTATGTTTTTTTACCAAATGATCACACGGTCTTCAGGCGCACGCCACATCTTGTCGCCCGCTTTGATGTTGAAAGCCTTGAAGAAGGCGTCCAAATTGCGAAGTGCCACATTCACACGGTTCTTGCCCAGCGAGTGTGGATCCACCTTGGTGCGACGCAATATTTCCTCTTTGGTAATATTGTTGGCCCACACATTGGCATAGCTCAAGAAAAAGCGTTGATCGGGAGTGAAACCGTCAATTTTTGTATTGCTTTCCCCCTCGTCAGTTTTTTTGAAAGCACTGTAGGCCACACGCAGGCCACCTTGATCACCTATGTTCTCACCCATCGTAAACGTGCCATTGGCATGGACGGTGTCGGCTACAATCTCGGCACTGTATTGCTGACCAAGTTTTTTGGCAAGGGCGTCAAATGCCTCGGCGTCCTGTTTTGTCCACCAGTCGGTCATGTTGCCATTTTGATCGAACTGACGGCCTTGGTCGTCAAATCCGTGAGTCATCTCATGACCTATCACCACGCCTATTGCGCCATAGTTGGATGCATCGTCGGCATTGGGATCGAAATAGGGTTTCTGCAGGATGCCTGCCGGGAAGCATATCTCGTTGGTCGACGGCTCATAGTAGGCGTTCACCGTCTGCGGTGTCATCTGCCAGCGTTCCTTGTCAACTGGCTTGCCAAATTGCGAGAGCTGGTGCTGCGCCTCAAATTGCTTGAGTGCCATCACATTGGTCCAGTAGCTCTGTGATGCATCCACAGTGGCCTTACTGTAGTCGCGCCACTTGTCGGGATAGCCTATCTTCACCGTATAGCTGTTGAGTTTTACGAGAGCATTCACCTTGGTTGCGGGACTCATCCATGTGAGGTGAGCGATGTGCTCACCCAGTGCGATGCGCAGATTGTCGACGAGTTTGGCCATCTTCCTTTTGCTTTCCTCGGGGAAATATTTTTCAACATATATAATCCGCAAAACGAATCGTGCGCGGTCTCTAAAACGAAACGGTCTGCGGTCGGGGCTTTTCCAAAAAACGAAATGGTCGCCAATCGCACAATTTAAATGACATTATAACGCTATTATAAAGGCGGGTGTGACATCTTCATCACATCCGCCTTTTTTGCTACGTGCGCGGCTGGCGCCGCGCATTCGTTGTCGCTCCTCGTTGCGGTCACCGGCTTGGGGCGTCGAAGCCCCAAGCCTCCAATCTTAAAACGCGACCACCGCTCGCACACCGACGGAATTGTTCTTACTGCTGCCGGAGTAGACGGCGCCGCTCCCTGCATTAATGTTGTACGCGTTGGAAGCACTGTATTCGGTGGTTGACCACTGCCAATCGGTCGGCTTCACCCATAAGCCCAGAGCGAATGCCTTGGCAAATATGGCCTTTTCGTTGGCTGTATCATAGCCCTGCAGGTGCCACCACACCATGCGGGCCAGCTCTCCAGCACTCGGCAGCCACCAGCGGTGAGCCTTGAACTTGTCACTCAACACCTCGCCGGCCTTCACCTTGGGCTCATACGCATAGCAGCGACTCGCTGCTGGGAAATAAAACTCGCGGTAATTGTTGCCCTTGGCGGCCACTATCGCGTCAATGCGTGTCTGCAGCACCTCGGTCTCGCTCTGCATCGCGTTGGCTTCAATCGGAGCACTCAGGTCATAGCCGTCAAGGGTTACGCCGTTCAGTATCTTGTTCCTGTGGCGGATGATGTGCAACGTCTTGAACTGACCCACATGGATGAAGTCGCCGGCCTTATAGGGGCCGAGGTTCTCTTCCAACTGCACCATGCCCATGTCGCCCACGGCTGTCGTGCGCGAGAATATTTTGAAGCCCTGGGCATCGCCGGCGGCCTCATCGCGGTAGTTGGCGTCGTTGATGGTACTCGTACCGTTGGCGGTGATATTGCTGATGGCTGGCACATCATAGCAGTTATAGTCCTCGCCACTGTCCAGCGTCACGCCACTCACCCTGTCGGGATGAAGGCCCCACTGGTCACTGACAAGGTTTGCAAGGCCATAAGCCAGGCGGTCGGTAGGATCATCGGGGTTGATATACATGCACACGCCCACAACGGTCTTGCCTGGCAGATATTCGTCACTGAACGAGCCATCGGCATACACCAGGTCACCCTCTTTGCAACTGTGCTCATGGAAATGCAACTCTTTGCTGGCTGTAACCGTGCTGCCGTCATGCAGCGTCAAGGTGACGGTCACCAGGGCAATGGGCGGGTTGGCTTCTGTGCCCACGCGGTTCACGGTCACTACTCCGGTCTGGGCATTCACGCTGGCCCACTCATTGCTCGGCATGCTCCACGTGATGGCGGTGAAGTTGTTGCCCTCGCTGGTAATCTCAAGCGGGTAATCGCCCACCGTGGGCATATACTTGCTGGTGATGATGGCCACATTCTCGACGGTCTGGCGGTTATATACGATGGTCAGTCCCTGACTGCCGTGGTCAACGTCACCCCACGTCTCTACCCATCTGCGCTTGCGCTCAAAGCTCACACTGGCACCGGTCAGGGTGATGGTGCCGCTCAGGCGGCAGTTGCTCCCGAGGGCAGCGAGCGCGTCAAGCAGACCGAGGCCATCCGAACCATTCAGTCGCCAGTTCACGTTGTCAATCCTCACCTCGCGCAACTGACCGGGTGCGCTGGCATGCACACCACGCACGACCGCGAGGGTGTCAACAATCGGGGTGTTCTGCACGATGATGCTCTCCAGTGAGCCGTAACCCTCCATCTCCAGGGTTGAGACGCTGGTACAGTCTATCAGGCGCAAGGTCTTGAGGTGTCTGCCGAACACAAGCGTGGTCAACGTCGTGGTCTTGGGCAATGTAACACCGGTCACACCGCTTCCCCACAAGTACAACTCGCGCAGTTGCTCCTGCTTGCTCAAGTCAAGGGTGAACACGCCGTTGCTCTTGCTGCCCAAGCCCTCGCAGTTGGTCAAGTCAATCACCTCAAGGCTCACGGCATTGGTGACATTGAGTTCCGTGAGTTTGGTGTTCACCCACTGGCGCGTCTGCCGGTCGGTGTTGCTGCCCAGTCGCAGCGAGCGTAGTTTCACGGCAACGCCAAGGTCGATGTCGCCGATGTCGCCATATTTGTACAGGTCGCCGATGTCGGTCAGCAGGTCGCCGTCAAACAGATATGTCACATTGTCGTTGCGCTCTATGACCATGCCATGCTGCACCTCGCTATTGACCACTGTCACACCCTGCTCGGGGTCAAGGCAGCGGTAGCGAACTGTGTCACTATACTGGTAGTTGCCAAGTCCCAGGCACACCCACATCGGCATATAGGGCTTAATCACCAGGTCGCAACCGTAGCCCCAGGTGCGCCACGTAATACGGCGACCCTCACTGCCCAGCGCCCAGCGGCTGCCCCAGTACCTGAACGAGTTGCCCAACCAGTAGCGGCGCTGGTTCTTCTTGTCGCCAAGGCCACTCTCGATCCAGCGGCTGTAGGGGGTGCCGCCTTGGTACTGCTTCATGCCGTAGTTATAGAGTGCCTCGCACCATGCGCCCTGGTGACGCTCAAACCAGGCTATTAAATCCGGGCCGCTGAAACCGCTCTCCTTGCTCTTGTCATACAGCATCTTGGCAATCGCCTGAATGCGGTCGTCAAAGCCATCCTTGAGATTGACCCAGATGGCGCCGCGCTGACCGTTGAACACGGTGCTCGAGCCTGCAGGCTGGCTCGGTTGGTCATATACGAACCTACCGTTCACAATGTAATCTGACAAACCAAGCCAGAATGGGAACTCGATGCGGCCCGTGTTGCCGATGCCCAGGCCACTGTCTGTGTCACGCGCCAACGGACGCCACAGGCTGCCGTTATAGGTGCACAAGCCCAGGTTCTTGCTCCCGTTGTCCATCATGTGGTTCACAAGCATCCATATCAGATACACGCACCAGTGGTCAACACTGATATAGTCACTGGCCTCGCTGATGAACTTAGCAAGGCGGTAGGCTGCTGTGTCGTAGGCATAGGTCACACCCTTGCTGTCAGTGTAAGGGGTGGCAAGCAAGCCGCCGGTGGCGAGTTTCTGGTTGGTACTCACCAGCCAGTTGTGAAGACGCAGCAGTCCGGCTGTCTCGGCTTGAACGGTCTCGGTCTGACCCGCGTTCTCAGCATGGCCAAAGTCACGCTTCGCGCCGTTCTCTTTTATACTCTTCGGGTAGCGGGCCTCATAGTAGTTGTAGATGTCATTGACCTCGGCATTTCGCTCGCTGTCCCAGCTCATGGCGTTGAACACGGTGTCCCACATCACGTTGTTGTCGCGGATTTCCCACGCCTGGGCACCGCTGCGCTCCCAGGTATATGCGCCCTCAAATCCCAGCACCTTCTCGTTGTTCTTGCTTGTGATCAGGTTGAACATCCCAATCGGGTAATAGGTGTTGTCCCAGTAGCGGAACACGAATATCGGCACGGCCATAAGGCTCTGGCGGTAGGTCACGTCGCTCAACTGCTGGCGCACCTGGTATTGGACCCGCTGAGCCTCAGTCAGCGTGTCGAAGTCTGCACCCAGCGCAACGCACATCTTGTTGTACAGCATCGACATGATCGCGTTATTGGCCATTTCGCTGCTGGCATAGTCTTTCTTAGCGGTCCAGTCGTTGCTCAACGGCTCGCCGGCATACATGCGCCAACCGGCACGGCTCGCGCCACCAACGGTAACATTGTTGAAACTGAAGTCGAGGTTCCTGAATGGAACCGGGTAGTTCATCGAACTCGTGCCTTGGCATTTGAAGGTGTCACCGCTGGACGTGAACGAGGCGTTGCCGGCTTCAAAGTCATCGGGATTCAGGGGGTTGGTGTAGTTGCTGGTCTGCAGCGGGATGGCGGTCTTGCTCGTCGGCATGGCCTCGGCCTGCAGCACAAGCACTGGAAGTTCGGGACGGGCGGCGATCAGCTTGGGATAGCTCACCTCGAGGTTGCTGTCGAGCACGTCATTGCGCTTGGCGATGGCTATCTTGTCGGCCACTTTGGGCGTGTCGTAGGCATAGTTCTGCACGATGCCTCTGCGGTCAAGGGTGCTGCGGTACATGCGCACGCAGTACAGGTCAACGTCACACTCGGCACTGCCCACAGTGATGGGCTGGGCCACTCCCTGCTTGAATGAGGTGCTGGGAGTGATCAGACGCATGCCTTGATACACGCCGTCGATATATACAAGCATCAGCGCCTCGAGACTGTGCTGCTCTGCGCCTTGGTCATCGGTCCAGGTGTATTCGGTCTGCGTCCCTTCTATCACCATGTCGATGCGCACACGGGTATCTTCTTTATAGTCACAACTCAGGCTCTCGGAGTCACTCGAAAATGTCATGCCGTTGGCCTTGAACTGGAAGCCGATGCCGCTGTACATGCACTCGGCAACAACGGCGTCGGCACGCACACAGTTACGCGTCGCAAGCTCAATGCTCACCGTCAAGCCCCTGCGGGTGCCGGCCACGTCGCTTCCGTTACCCATCGCGGGGTTCTCGTCGAAGGGGGTCACGGGAATGGTCAGGTACTGGCCTTTCTTCAGGTGCAGGGCGACGTTGCCGTCACTATCGGCAGCCCAGCCACTTCCGCCGGCGGTGAAGTCGAGGGCGCTAAGGTCCACGCTCACGCCGCCGCCGTTCCACACGGCGCGGTCCTGGTCGTTGTTGCTCTTGCCGGAACTGCGCAGCACCACATCGGCACCGGCCACCTCGCTCAGCACGACTTCGCCGGCAACGATGGTCACAGCGATGTTGCGACGCACGCCGCCACACTCGATGCGCACGGTGCGGTCGCCGGGCATGCTCTCACCGAAGAGAGCCACGCTCCAGGTCTGCAAGCTGCTCAGCCCGTCCTCCAGCGTCACGGTCTGCACGCTGCCGGCAAGCACGACATTGCCTTCGCCTATGATTGAAAGGCTCACCTCCACCTCGCCACTCGCACCGGGGTTCACAATCCAGTAGCCCAGCGTCAAGGTGTTGTACATGGCAAGGCGCGTGCCGGTTTTCAGGTCGCAGCCAATCACCACACCGGTTGCACCTGCTGGCTGATAGATGTATTCTTTCTCGATCACATCTGTGCGGATGTCGGGATCTTCGGCATACTCGGCCCACACGCCCACACGGTGGATGCCGTAGCTCTTGCCGGTCGTGATGGTGTAGCTCTTCACCGACCCTGCGTTCTGTGTGCCGCTGACCACCTCCTCGCCGTCGATCGACACATGCACGTTGCCGGTCACCGAGCCGCTCAGGCGCACATCCACAGCCCAGTCGCCGCTCATCACGGCGGCATCCGCCCAATATGGCAGCGACACGCCTATGTTCACGGCGGTCACCTCGTAGGCCAGCGTCTGCTTCCGCACGCCATAGCCGTTGTCAACCTCAATATAAAAGCGGTTGGTGCCCTCACTCAGGTAACGCCCCACGTCGATGTTGTAGGTGTTGCCGTCATACACGTCAAGGGTCTCTACCTCCACGTCATTGACAAGCAGCCGCGCCGTGCAGCGAGTGGTCACGCTGATCTGCTCGTCGCCGTTCTGGTACTTGTTGCTCACGCCCAGCGACACCACGAATGAGGTGCCGAGCGCGATTCTGTAGGGCGCACTGCCCGCCACCGTGGTCGTGAGGTTGAGCAGGTAGTTGCTCTCGCTCACCACCAGGTCTATCATGCCGTTGGCATCGGGCACAAAGGTGCTGCCGTTTAGCCGCACGCTCTTCACACCGCCCTGGTTGCCGATTATTGCGGCAATCATGCGGTTCCACTCTTCGGCGGCGACTCGTCCTTGAGGAGTCTTGCCCTCGTTCTCGACCTTGCCGGTCAGGTCTGTGATGTCTATAGCCATTGCTCTGTTGTTTTAATGCGGTTATAATGTCGTTAAAAGATGATTGGGAAAGTCAGCGGGAAGCCTTTGATCAGCGGCGTGCCCGCCCTGCTCGCAATAGTAAACAGACCCAGGTTCAGGCTCTGGATCTCACCGTCGTCGATGCACACATACCACACCCTCGTGTCCCATGAGCCAAGGGCCAGGTACTCGGCGGTGCTCATCGGGCGCACATTGTTCAGGGTGGTCAATGCCGCGCTGATTTGCTGCTTGGTCTCCTCGGGTATGCCGTTAAGGCGGTCAACTATCTCGTTGATCTTCTCTGGCAGCAAGTTCCACTCGGTCGCGGTCACACGCTCGCCGGTCTGCTTTTCGGCGATATACAAGTGGTCTATATTCTGATTCTCGTTTTGTGCCATTTCGCTATGATAATTTGAATGGTAAGGTATAGGTGAAGCACTCGTCGGTCACGGGACCAATCATCGTCAGCGCATGGGCGACGACCTCGGGCAGGTACTTGCTGTATGCACCGTCCTGCACGGCACTGCCGCCCACCACTCGCACGCGCACCGAGCCGCCACTATTGCGGTTGTCTGCACTCAGCCTTATCTTGATGTTCTTTATTGTGCCCATTGGTTAATGCCCTGGTGATGGAAGATTCTGCCAAACGTCCACTCTTGAAGAGCGTACACCTGCATTGAACATGATAAACTCCTGATAACTGATTGGGTATTCCAGCAGCTCGCCGTTATCTTCAAGGGTGAAGTCAAAATCAGAGAAGTCTGTTATACCAAAATTGGCCGTAAGGTCATCTTGCAACTCTGATATGCTTCCGTATTTTGCGATGCTCCTTATAACCTTTGTCCTTGAATCTGTGCTTCGGTAGAGTCCTGTCACTTTGTTGACGAGTACGCCGTTTTCAATCACTCCGGCATTCGAGCCGCTGGTGAACCACAAGCCGTTGGCTTCCTCTGCAAGTTCCACAGTCATGTCTCCATCACCGAAAATGGTGCCATTAATCCGCTTTGCGTAGTACAGGTATATAGTAGATGAGGTACCGGTTGCTGAGTGAACCACATCGTCAGGATTTGCGCTCAGCAACACAAAGGAGTGGGATTCAAATCTTGCGCCTTGCAGTTTGTTCCAACTCATTCCGTTCACTCCAAGGTCGTAAATCACACCTCCGCTCTCGTTCAAGAACTGCAGGACTGAGTAACCGTTCTCATCCACACCTATACGAATGTTCACATTGCCGTACTCATTTACAACCTCCATGAGGCTACCTCCGATTCTAACACAGGCTTTGTTCTCACTGTTGGTGCTTGTATCCGGCTTTGTCTCGAGCCGCTTAACGACAAGGTCATCACTCACCTCTGTAGTCGAAGCGTTAAGAAGAATCTTATCATCCTCGCCGTTGATGTAGATGCCAATCTTGCGCAAGCCGGCAAGGACGTTAGTATTGATAACCTCAAGGGCGATGCTGTTGGCGGTCTGCGTAATCTTGCTCGTGGTCATCTCCTGCACCGGTTCCCAGTCCCACACGCTGAATGACGCCCCGCTTGCCTTTGCTGTCTTGCAACGCACAATGTCGTTGTTGAATATCTCGCCACCGCTATAGGCTTTGCCGGTGACGGAGTCATACCACTGCGCCTGCATGGCACCATTGCCGCTGTCAACAATGGCGGGATAGGTGGCATTCACCCACAAGTCACCCACATCATACGGGGCATGAGGCTGGCTCACAAACACCCTGCGCTTGCCGTCGGCGGTGTCCTGGGCGCGGGCGGCTGCCTCAAGCGAGGCAAGCACGTCGCGGTCGGTCAACTCATTCCAGCACCAGGCATTCTCCACCTGCTGCCACATCCATGCTCTACCTCCTCCGCTCGACAATGCGCCGCGGTTGTAGTAGAGGTCGCCTTCATGCAGTGCCTTGGTCTCAGCGTCAACCCAATCAACGGCGGGCGCGTTCTGCAACGTGGGAGCAACGTCACCAAACCACATCTCTATCATCTGGTCTGCCTGGTCCTGGGCTGCGGTAACCATGCCCTCAAGGCTGCTCACCAGTTCATCAAGGCGCACCCTGTTGCCGTTGCGGTCGGTCACAGTGAGCCAGGAACCGTGAGGACTCAACTGGGCCTCAGCGGTGGGCAGCGTGAAACTGTTGATGCCGGTATATATGCGCACGTAGGGGTTGCCGGTTCCGGCACCGGCTATCACGATGGCATTCTGGCGGCTGCTGTCACTCACGTTGCCCAGCAGCACCACATGGTCGCCGGCTTCGGGCCAGTCGCTGTCACTGGCATACTCGCCGGACAGGTTGCCCAACGAGACCCAGTCGTCACCCACCGCCACCACCTTGCGCCAGTAGTATTTGTTCTGCGTGTTCTTGCTCTGACGGTAGTGAAATGTCTGGCAACGTGCCAGGTCGCCCACCTCAAAGGTGCGCATCACCTGGTTGCCGGCAGCGTCCTCGCGGTTGAAGTAGCATTTGTACCAGGGAACGACGCTCACGCCGTCCACAAGCACGCCTTCGCCTGGCTCCACGCGGCTCACTACCATCGAGGCGGCGCTGGCCACAATCACACCGCCCACATGGCTCATCTTCTGGATCTCGAGCTCCACGGCACTCAACTTCTGGCGCACGTGCAACTGGTCAACTTCAAGCAGCCAGTTGTCATCCGCATCTTTCGTGAGACCGAAGCCGGTACCGCCGCCCACATAGTCGCCGCTGTCGATGCCTTCGGTGAGGTGCAGCCTGGCTTGAGCCGTGTCCTCCACGTCCTTGCGCAGGAATTTGTCCCATGCGTCGCTGTCCTCGCTCAATGCCCTGGCCTCATCGGCCACACCGGCCTCGTCGGCATAGCCGGCCTTGACCTTGCCCTGCTCACTGTCATCGGCATCCTCGGCTTTCTGGCGCAGCAGCAGGTAGCCGTCGGCATCGCTCAGCGAGTCGAGCAGGGGTTTGTTGGCATGGCTGTGTGCCTGGGCCGCAAGTTCGGCACTCTCTGTTGCGCTGCTCTCACTTTGGCCACCAACGGTCACACTGCCGCCACCGCCGGAACTGGACGCTCCCTGACGGCGTTTGCTTCTCGGCTGGGCGGTGCGCTCAACGGTGGTTACTGTATATTGTTTCTTGCTCATAATCTTATCTTGTTAGTTGGTTTCCCACTCAATGCCCTCGTAGTTGTCCTCGCTCACCTCACACAGCAGCACCTCGCTCTTGTCTTCCACAAGGGTCTGAACCTCGCTCAGCACCATGTAGCGGCCCGCGCTGGTGGCATCGGTCAAGGCTCTCATCTCATGCAGCAGACGCACGCTGCCGCCCAATGTCTGGTGACGGCTCCCGTACTGGCTGTAGGCGGTACCTATCAGCAGACGCTCCACGCGGTCGTTCACTCCGGCACGACCCAGCGTGCGCACAGGCGAAGCATTGCTGTCAAGCAGCACACCCTTGCAGTTGGGCAGGAAGCGGCGGGTGCCGGTGGTGCCCACGCTGGTGTCTATCTCGAGGGTTTCCTGAGCGGCACGCAGCAGCCATGCGCTGTCCTCCACATCGTTCTGCTCGGTCTTGGTGCCGTCGGCTTTCACAATTTCGATGGTCGGGGCTTTATACATCAGCCACCGCAGACGCGAGTAGATGTCTTTCTCCTCGCGTTTGTAGTCAAACTGATAGAGACCGCGACCGACCTCCAGTTCAAGCCAGCCGGCTACCGGGGGCAGTTTGATATACTCGCCCTCGCCCATGGCGGTGAAGCGTTTGGGCAGTCCGCCTCGGTAGTAGCCGATAATCGGGCGGTTCTTTTTCCATCCGCCCAGGCCGCTCGCACTCTTGCGGTCTTCTTGGTCATAGTAGCACAGCCACATGCAGCCCCACGTGCCGTCGCCTGCAACCCAGCCGCTGTTCTGCGCGGTGTGTTCCCAGCCGTTGCCCTCCTGCACGCCGTTGTTCTCATAATGGTACAGCACGTTGCCGTTGGCATCGCGCAGGCGGAGCATCACGGGCACGTAGGCGAAGTTCACCCAGTCTTTCAGGCGCTGCCAATTGCCCTCCTCGTTCTCGTTTGCCTCGCTCTCAAAGGGGTTGTACCTCACATCGGCAAGCACGCTCAGCGTCACCTTCAACTGGTGGTAAATGTTATTCCCTTGACCTACCCACACTCTGCCGCTGGTGATGATCGGCACGGCCACGCACTGGCCGTTCTGCATCGCCCTGGGCATGCTGTCGTTGCAGTGCAGTTGGTTGTAACTGTATGCGCTGCTGCCGCCACGGTAGGCCCACAGGATGCCGGCTTCGTCGCTGCCGCTCCACACGCTGTCTATCCTGTACCACTTGGCGCCGTTCTGCAGGGTCAGCCCCAACCCGTCCTGGTCGCCATAGCATATCGTGAAGCCGTCGGCGGCCTCTGCCCAGTTGTTGCCGGTCTTGATCATCGTGCCCGAGCTGTGCCCTTTCAGCACATCGTCATGGTCAACATTGCCGTCGATTAACTTGGCATCACCATAGGGCGAGAAGGTCACCTTCATGTTGTTATACACCTTATCGACACCCAGCACGCCGTCATCGGCAAGCCACTCAACCTGCTGGGTGGGTACAGTCGTGGCCAGTGTGTGCAGATCCTGGAGCCACAGCCTTCCGGCTTTCTGGGTGATGCGCAAGGCAAGAGGTTGCAGCACAGCCTCGAGCACCTCGCGCAGGGTCATGGCCTCACCGTCTTCGTCATAGAAGTTGGCGGCATTGACATGAAGGGTGGAGAGGTCAATCGGGGTGTCGCCGCTGCCGCTGCTGTAGGAGCACAGCGAGTGCTGCAGCTGCAAACCGCTCACGTTCACACCGCTCTCACTGATGCAGTGGTCTATAATGCCGCGCACGCTCCACAGGCCCTCGCCGCTCCATTTCAAGCGGTCAAGCACAGCGAGGTCGCTGAAGGTCACGGCAACCTCATAGTCGCTCACCCAGGTGTAAGGCTCCTCATAGAGCTCGGTGTCAAGCACACCGCTCCAGTACAACGAGCCGTTGCGGTACACGTCACAGCGCACCGTCCCCACCTCCACCTGCCACAGCCACAGGAACTCCCTGTCGCTCTCGCTCAGCAGGGTCAGCGTCAACGAGCTGCCGGCAACAGGGTCGAGTTTGCCTACCTCACCCCATTCTATCACAGCGGCACCCTCACGAAGCAGGGCCACGTTGCGGCGTTTGTCAAGGGCTCCGGCGAGGCTACTCTTCACATGGATGTCCCACACGGTCTCGCGCTCGCTCCTGATCCTGGCGCTGTATATCGTTTGCATTGCTCTTGCCATGGTCTCTCTGTTTTGTTGTTATTTGGTGCGGGCTTGATGGGTGGTCTCTTTTTTCAAGATGCCCACCAGGGTGCGCCCTTCTATCTTGAACACAACACGGCCACCGCCCAAGCCGCCCACGTCTGCAAGCATCCCTTTCAACTTGCTCAGCGGGGCAACGACCTCGGGGTTGTTGCTCGCGCCGGCATACTCGCCGAACAAACCCAGCGTCGGACCGTAGGCCAGACCGCCGTCGGCAAACTTCGGCAAGGCGAAAAGCAGACCAAGCATCGTGGCCACCATGCCGGCACCGATGGCAATACCCACCCAAGGTATGCTGGCATGGGCTTTCATGGTCTCGGCGGCAGCGGCGGCAACAGCACTGTTGGCTTCAACGATGTTGGCTTCGGCTACACTGGTGGTGGCACCCACCTCCATGGCCGCCCCTTCAGTGACAGTTGCTGCCTCAACAGCCTTAGCGGCTGTGTGGCCTTGCGTTGCCATGGTCAGCATCTGGATTATCTCGATAATGCCAGAAAAGGAGTCATACAACTGCAGCACACCGTCTATAACAGCCGTCACTTTCTGCCAGGCATCGCCGTTGCCTTTCAATGCGTCGGTGATGCCCTCAACGCTGTCGCCCACGCCTTTCAGGCTCGACCAGCCTTTCTTCACCGTGTCCATTGACTTCACGCACTCCTTGCGCCACTTCTCATATATCTTGATCAGTTCCTCGATGTCCTTGCGTTGCGCACCTGTCACGGGGTTCTCGGTGTCGCTCAACATCATCTGCAGGTCACGGATCTTCTCCGTCAAAGCGTCGAAGCCCATGCCGCTAACCTTCACACGATACTCGCGACCGCTCAAAGCATTCGTCGCATTGGCTTCGCGCAACTGTTCCTGCAGGTCAGTTCCTCGCAGCATAGCGGCACGCTTGCGCTCTAATGCCGCAATCGTCTTGCCTATATTGTCAACCTCCTCGCCGGTGGCTTTCTTTTGCTTGGTCTGATAGTAGGTGATGGCTTCATCAAGTTTCTCCATCGTATCAAGCGTGGCAATCTCGCCTGGCTTCTTCAACTCGGCAAGAGCCTCATCCCAAGTCTGGCGTAACTCATTCAGCGCATTGATGCGTTGCTGTATGCTGGCACGGTCTTTCTCACTCGAGGTGTTGAGCAGGTCAGTATAATAGGCGAGTTCCTTGTCAAGTTGCTCGTAGGTTGCAATCTCTTTTATGGCCAACTCCTTGTGGCCAGAACGCTCCAAGGTTTTACGCAATCCTTCCAGCCTCTCTATCTCGGCATCTATTCCGCCTATCGTCTCGGCGGTGGCACGTTTGCGTAGGCTCTGCTGGTAGGTGATCTCAGCGTCGATGTCCTCCAATGATTTGAGTTGGGCGGGACGCTGCATCTCGGCGCGTTGCTGTTCCAGCTTGTCAATCTCGGCATCAATGCCGGCAATATTCTCTTTGTTGGCGTGCTTGCGCAGGGCTTGCTGGTATGCGAGGGCATCGTCGATGTCCTGGATGGTTTTCAGTTCCTCGGGAACCATCGCCTTCTTCTGCAGGGTCTCTATCAGGTCGAGTTCGGCACGGTAAGCGACAATCTTCTTGGCTATCTCTGCACGCTCGGTCTCGCTGGCATCGACATACTCGTTCTGCGCATCACTGATGAGCTTGTTGAGTTCCTGCTGGCGCGTTTTCTCCTTATCGGTGTTGGTGGTGTTTTTGTTCTTATCGCCCTTGGAGCTACCGCCTGATCCTACGCCGCCACCTGTCGGCGGAGCCGGACGATTAGGGTTGCCCATGACTGGCATCTTAATGTTGCCACTCTCCTTAACAAGGGCTTGCATCTGACCTTTGAGGTTGTTAATGCGCTTGATATTGGCGTTATATGCCTCTTGGGCCTTCTGTTGGTCTGATTTATCGTACACCGTTTTAGAACCAGGATACCACTTGCCATCAGCATCGGTGTAACCATTATCCCAATCAACCTCTGTGTGGCTTTTTCTGGTGGTGCTATAATACCGCGTGGAGCCATCCTCATTATGGGTGATGTCATAGTTTGCCTGCTCAGCTTGTGCAATCTGATTGGCGAGCATTCGGGTGCGAGCCTCGATGATCATCTGCTTGCAGTAAGCCTCACTGTTGGCGACAAGAGCCTTGTACCAATCGGCAACACTGGAGAAATAGCCCATGGTTGCGCCATAGGTGTTGTTCAGTTCATCGACAATCTTCTTCTCGTCGGCTTTAGAACCTTTGAAGTCCTTGGTCTTGGCTATATTCATCTCCAGTTCTGCGCGGAGGTTCTCGAGGGTCTTCTTCTCTTGATCGCGCATTTGGTCGGCGGCCTCACTCTCACGCTTGGCTCGTTCCTCGGCATCTATGAGACTGCGGGTCTTGTCATCCAGTTCGTCCGTCTCATCGCCAAGGCTGGAGAATAACGCCACCAAGCCGGTGATAACTGCCGAGAGTCCCATGGTGAGGGCGGCATAGAGTGCTATGGTGGCCACGGTCAACGCTGTGGTAGATACGGTAGCGGAACCTGTGGCAGCGGTCAGCATGTTACGGGCAACGGTGGAGATGCGCTCATGCAGGGTTGCCAAGGCGGTAGCCGCTGCACCTGAACGTTGAGCCACTGCAAAGGATCTAATAGCTGCCGTCGCGGTTCCGAGGGCTTTGCCGAGCAACATGATGCCGGTTATTGCCTGCCCACCGATGGCTATAAATGTAAGGTACGGCTGTATGGTGCTGGCAATACTACCCGCCCAGTCAAACATCGTGCTGAGCTGGTTACGCAGCATCTGGGTGACGCTCTCACCACTGCCAGCCATATTCTCGAAGGCTTGCTCAATGGTGCCCTCGCTGCCAGCCATCGCGTCAACGTTCTCGCTGAACTTGCTGGCGAGCTCACCGGTCAACGGGGTGAGAGCACGCAACGACTCAGCACTACCGAACAACTTGCCGTATATTTCCTCCTTGAGCATGTTGTGAGCACTGGCATACTTGGTGATGTCGGCATCCAACTGGGTCAAGAAGTTGCGCATACCACCTTGTGCACGGATGGCGGCTGCATCAAACTGGATGCCCATCTCCTGCGCCATCTTGGTCGCTTCACTCGATGGTTTGACAAGAGCGGTGAAAACAGCGGCAAGTTGGGTGCTGACTTCGGCGGTGTTACCAGATACACCGGTAAGGGTTGCAAAAGTGGCCATCAATTCATCGATACTCACGCCAAGCGTGGCAGCGTTACCGCTCACACGAGGCAAGGCAGCCGCCAACTGCTCGAAACTGGTCACACCGTTCTTGGCGGTCATCTGTATCTTATCCTGAATCTCTCCTGCTTTATCCCACTCGAGACCATAGTTCTTAATGATGGTGCTGGTGACGGTAACAGTCTGACCAAGGTCGGCGATACCACCCACACTGGCTTTAGCACTCTGCTCAAGAAATGCTATCCAGTTATTTTCAGGGACTCCGTTACTGATGACCTGGTACAAACCGGCAGACAACTCCTCTTTGGTCTTGGGTATCTCATTGCCAAGTGCGGCAACCTGGTCTTTAAGTTTGCCCAAGTCCTCAGCATTCTTGCCGGCCATCGTGTTCACGGCTCGCATTCCTTTGTCAAATGAGTTCCAGTCATCGGCAAGGCCATTTACGGACGAGCATAGACGATCGACCACATTGGTAAGCGCATCAACCATCATGCTGGTAGATGCCAATGAGGTCATCTTCTCCGCACTCAGCTTCGCCTCTTTGCCAACCTCAACAAGCGCGTCACGAAGTTCACCTGTACTTACAGTCACATCATGAAGCACCTTCTGACCATTGGTTTCAAGTTCAATCTTGAATTTTACCGTCTTGTCCATTTTGTCATTTCAATTAAACTTTGTATATTTGCACCAGTCAAAACAATGTAAAGCATTATCGACATGGGTCCATATATTGCCATATTATGTATGATTGTTGGCGGTATCCTTGGCTATTTCATTTTCAAAGGCCAATGGGATGAGGCTGAACACGGGAAACGTCACGGCAAAGAGCACCGTTAACCGATGCCGTATCGCCTCTTTGCTGCCTCATAACGCGCACGCTGCTCCTCGGCACTCAGTTGCCGCTCGGGCGGCGTTTCTTGTTTCTTCTCCCATGGGAACACGCACACGTCCTCTGCCTTGAGTTGTTTCTTGCTCCACGGCTGCAGCATGCACATCGCCAGCCAGCGGCTGCGCTCCCACTCGCCACGCTCGACAGCCTCAGCTCGCTTGCGCCACTGTTCGGCAACCTGCCAAAACTCAGCCGGGGTGCACCGGGCAAAGTCATCAATGCTCATCCCGATGCACCCCAGCGCAAGTCCTAACAGTTCCTCGATGTCGGCTACTTCGCCGCCTTCTTCACCGTTTTTTTTTCAGCGCCCGATGCCATGCTGGCATAAAAGGAGTTCATCTCCTGGGCATCCAGCGAGTCGGCAAACTCCTCAAGGGTCAGCCCAAACTCCACACCGTCGGCCTTGCACGCGCTCAGCACGCACAGGTACAGCAGCGTCAGCAGTTCCTCCACGTCACCCTCGTTCAGGGTACTCACGTCATGGCCGGTCTCGCGCTTGAAGCGAAGCAGCGCACCCATGGTCACGCGGCACGGATATTCCTTGCCTCCTATGATGATCTTGGTCTTCATCGTCATTAACCGTTATTGCCAGCGGGCACATGAGGCGTGATGGCTCCACTGTTCTCGAGCGTGATGCTGTACTTCTCGTCGTCGCCGGCCTGGCCGTCGTTCTCCAGTGAGGTGATGACATAGTCGCCCTCGTAATACTTGGTGTTCTCCTCGCCGCGGTACGCGTAGCGGGCCTTGACGGGCTTGGCGGCAAGCCAGGCCTCTTTCAGGGTAGGCATGCCCACCTTCTGCGCGTCCTCGTCACCATCGTACACAAAGCCGTCGGCCTGGATGCTCTCGGCAAGGCTCTTGATATATTTCTCTTTCCACTTGCCGCTTGACGCTTCTTTGGTCACGCGCTCGCCGGTCTCGCTCGAGTCGCTGATCTTGCAACCGGTAGAGTGGCCAAAGGGCCAGAAAATCTCGTCAATGACAAAGCCCAAAATTAGGTCGGTTCCATCTCTGTATGCCATAATTATTTACTGTTTTATTCGTTTAACAAATTTGATTATCGCTTTGATGCGTCCCAGCAACAGGCCGATTATAATACCGGTGAAAAGCCATTTTAACGCCGTTTTAATGCCGTTGGGAGGCTTCTCTTTCACTTCCTCGCTCTGCTCGGCATAAAGCCGGTAGCCGGCATCGGCCAGTGCGTCAATCGCTCGCTGCTGGGTCGCAATGGTCTGCTCATAACGCTCGCACTGCAGCTGAAGGCTGTCACACGTGGCCTCCACGACTATCACCTCTGGCTTGCCGTCGGTGGCAGCCCTGCGCTGCACGTTCACGTTGGCTTGACCGCTGCGGCCCGTCCAACTCGCGCCCTCGGGCAACCGCAGGAGGCTGTCCTTCACTATCGTCACCGTCACCTTGCTCTCGGGAACGGTCACGGCTTGCTGACGCACCACGGTCACCTCCCTTGTGCTGTCCATCACCGTGCGTTCCACCTTTTGGCGGGTCTCTACGGTCTGGCTTGCGCTCTGGGCCTTTTTGCTGGTACTGCATGCGCCTAAGCACAGGGCAGTTATCACTATACTTGCAACTGTTGGCATCGTCAATCGCCTTGCGAAGACGAGCCATTTCGCGCTTGGTCGCGCCGAGGTCTCTGCGGGTCGCATCTAATTCTTGTCTTAATGGTTCAACAATATTCTTCACCAATATGCTCGTGGCCTGCTCGGTGTTGGTGATGTTCACCGTGTTGGCCTCAGCCTTGGCTTTCTCGGCCTCGGCCTTGGCCTTGCGCATGGTACTGCGCAGGGTCACGATGGCGATGATGGTTGCGGCAAGACCACCCCCAAGAATGACATTCAACACTTCGCTCCAGTCCATCGTTTATCGGTTTTATTTGTGTCCAAAATACTGTTTGAGTGCGTCAAGATGGAGTGTGGCAATAGCCTCTTTGCCCTTTTGGGATGAAAGAAACTCCACATCGGCGCGGTTGTCTTGAAACAGGTTCTCGGTAAGGATTGCCGGGCAACTGGTATTCTTGATCACATAAAAATCAGCTTGCCAATAATGCTCCTTTGGCACGGAACGGTTGCCGCGCAAGCCGCGGGTGATTGCCAGGTCGCAAATAGACTTGGCGAGTCGCTTGCTGGCAGCGGAGCAAGAGCGCGACACATACACGGCGAAGCCGCGCGCGTCATGCCATTGACCGTCACTGCCGGCGGCATTGACGTGAATGCTCACATAGACGCAGTTCTCTTTGCCAAACTTGCTGCAGATGCCGTTGACGTATTTGCAGCGCAGCGACAGCTCGGTGTTGCCGGGGCGAGGAACCTCGTCACTGGGCATGTCGACAAACACTGTGATACCATGGGATTCAAGACGAGGCTTGAGCATGGCTATTACTTCACGGCTGAACTTGTACTCGCGAAACTTGCCGTCCGGCGAGCGTTTCCCCGGCACGTTCGAGCCGTGAGCCGTGCCGAGGATCACTACCTTACTCATTTATTTATTTATTTCAGTTTATGCGTTAGCTTGGTAACCGCTGCGCATCACCACACCGGCATCGGCCTTTTTGGGCATGCAGATGAAGTAGTGGCGGAAGTTAATCTTATTACGCTGGTACTCGGGATCGGTCGAGGCCTCGCTGTAGTACATCTTGGTCGAGCCGGTGCACTTGAACACACGGGGCGCGTAGAAGGCAAACGAGCACTGGAACTCGCCGGCACTGGCGGCGGCACCCACATCTTTCTTTTTGCCTGCGGTGGTGTACAGCGGGTTGTTGGCAAACTCGTAGATGTCGAAGCCGAACAGACGGCCAACAGTCCCGTCGGCACGGTTGATGTTGTACTGCTCCTTAAAGGTCTGGCTGGTCTCCAGCAGGTCGTTCACATGGTCGGTACTCAGCACCAGGCGGCGGTTCTGCGAGGGCACCTTCAACTTGTCGAGCGAGCGTTTCATGTTGATGACATCCTGGACGGTGAGTTTCAGACGACCAGTGTCGGCATCACGCTCGCCAGTGGTCACGAGCACGGGAGTTGTCGCACTGTTCTGGGTGGCACACAGCGCATGGGCGGCCTTGGCAAACTTGGCATCATTGATGGCGTTGCCGTGACTCTCCTTGACACGGGCCATCTTGTCATAACTCAGGGCATATAACTCATCGTCGGTGATGGGGGTCACCTTGCTCTGGAACTTGTCGAGGCTGATGGTGATGTCAGTGTCGTTGAGTGCCTGCAAGGGGATGGGATAGGTGGTATTGTTAACCAGCACATCGGGGTCAACGCCCACATCAACGAGATGGATAACATCGTTCTCGGCAAGCGACGAGGCATCGGGGATGCCGTCAAGGAAGGTGGCCTCGAGGCCACGGCGCAGGTACTTGACCAACTCACCGGTCCACACCTCGGTCAGCACGCCGGCACGCAAGGATCCTGCGGGAGCCATATTGAACAGGCCGCACACGGCGGCAACGGCATTGGCGCCAATCGCGCCGGTCATGGGATCGATGCCCACGGCACCGCCCATGGTGGCTCCCATCACGGCATTGAACACCAATGCACTCAGGAGCGTGAAAATCATTTTCAACTTCATGTTTCAATATTCTTAAATGGTTTGTAACTTAGTCCTCAATCTCACATTCGTAGCCGTACTCGGCCTTGAACAGGCGCTTGTACTCATCGGGCTGGCTCTTGCGCAGCTCCATGATCTTGTCGCTGGGCACATCGCTCAGTTTCTGCCAGGTCTGTCCCTGGGGTGCTGCACCCTGGTGTCCTACCACCTGGCTCAACTTCACCTGGGCACTCATGGCATCAAAGGTGGCGTTCAGGCTCTCGATGCCGACCTTTTTACCGAGCTCAATAAAATGGGCCTTCTTGTCGGCGCTGATCTTCTTCTCGGCGATGGCACCTTCCACAGCGGTCTCAATGCGCGACAACTGCAGCGCGTCATTCTCCTTGGCCAGTGTCTCGCGCTCGGCGGCATCGGCCTTCAACTTGGCGACCTTGGCCTTGATGGCCTCCTCGCTCGCGTCTGCCGGCAGACCCAGCAGCAGGGCAAATTCTTCTTTGTTCATCTTTTTCTCTTGGTTTTTATTATGGTTCAACTTCGGCAGGGGGCTTTCGCCGTCCTTGCCCATCTCTAATCGCTTGCCGTCTCGCATCAGCACAATGGCATCATCGTTTGCACCAATGTCAACGACACTGACCTCAAACAGTTTGCTCCTGGTGATGGTCGGGCTTGTCTGTCCCTCAACGAGGTGCTTCTTGTCCTCGCTCAGTTCGAGCACGTCGATGCCCACGCTCACCATCTTCAAGGAGCCGAACTCCCATTGCTTTTTGCAGCGCTGGCTCAACTCGCTGGCCTCGTCAAACATCAGCTCGCCGGTCACTTCGTCACCCTCGACTTTCAGGTCTTTCACATAGCCGATGACCTGGCCGCGCTCGTGCATGTAGAGCAGCACCGGGTTCCGCTCATACTGCGACACGTCCATACCGGCGGTCAGCACGCGGGTGCCGTAGCTGTTCAACCGCTCGTTGGTGATTCTTACTCTCTTGTTTTTCGCCATTGTCTTTGTGTTCTTTGTCGCGATTGCATCGCGACTGTATGATTAAAATGCACCGCAAAATTGGGTGTTTCAAACCAACCGAACAAATAAGTGTGAAACGCTTGCACACTTCTATGAAACCGCTTCACACTTCTTTTGCAGTCGCCCCCATTTTGCCCAATTTTGCACCGTGTTTTAAGACATTTTATTAACGCTAACGACTTTCGCGAAATGAATAAGGCAGAATTAGAAAACAAGAAGGCACTGGGGCGAACCCTGTTCCTCTCAGGCATGGAACTGACCGAAATTGCCGAGCGCATATCGGTCAGCCGTCAGACGGTCTCGAAGTGGGCCAATGGCGAGGGATGGAAGGAGGCACGCGCCGCCAAGAACATCACACGTCCGGAACTGGTGAACAAATTGCTCCTGACGATTGACAAGCTCATCACCTCGGTCAACGAGTCCGATGACCCGACACTCATTGCCGGTCTGGGCGACCGTCTGGCCAAACTCTCATCGGTCATCGAGAAACTCGACAAGAAGGCCAACGTCGTTGACGCCATCGAGGTATTCATGGCTTTCAACCGATGGATACAAGACCAGGCTTGCTATGATCCGGAGATAACGCCGGAACTCATCAAGGCCATCAACAAGTACCAGAACTTGTTCCTCAAGGACAAGATGACCAGCATGACCACCGCCAACGAGCTCTAAACCATGGCAGCCATCACCGAGATAAAACGGGCTCAGGAACGCTGGGAGGAACACTGCCGCCAAATCCAGAGCATGACCGACACGGCAAGCCTGGTACGCGAGGACGCCACACAGAAGGAGCAGCGCATTCGCCGCCTCCTGCGTGACTATGCGGCGTTCTGCGAGTATTACTTCCCGCACTTCCTCATCCTCCGGGACAAGTCCACAGGTAAGGCGATACGTACCATCCACAACGCGCCATTCCACAATCAGGCGGCACGCAAGGTGAAAAGCACGCCGAACCTCAAGGCGGTCTTCATGTGGCCGCGTGGACACGCCAAGTCAACCCATTTCGACATTTTCATGCCATTATGGCTCATGTTCCAGCCGCAACGGCTCATCAACTTCATGGTGATTGTCGGCAAGTCCGAGGACAGCGCCGACCGGCTCCTGGGTGACATTCAGGCGGAGCTCCAGTACAACAAGCGCATCATCACCGACTTCGGCGAGCAGATGTCGCTCGGCAACTGGATGGAGGGCGAGTTCTCGACAAAGCAGGGCGTGAAGTTCCTGGCTGTGGGTAGAGGTCAGTCGCCGCGAGGCCTGCGCGAGCGTGAGGCACGACCCGACTACATCGTGATTGATGACCTGGACGACGACGAACTCTGCCGCAACGAGCGCCGTGTCCGCGAACTCACCGAATGGGTCAAGGAGGCTCTTTTCGGCGCTCTTGACGTGGGCCGTGGCCGCTTCATCATGGTGGGCAACCTCATCAGCAAGACTTCTGTACTGGCCAACATCGCCGCCACACGTGGGGTGCATGTCTCAAAGATCTGCGCCGTCGATGCCAAGGGCAATCCGGTGTGGAAGGAGAAATGGACCAAGCAGGAGGCACAGGAGTATGCCGACTTCGTGGGCTACCGCGCCTGGCAGAAGGAGATGATGCACAACCCCATCAGCACAGGGGGCATCTTCAAGCATGAGTGGATTAGATATAAAAAGGTGGCGCCGCTGCGCAAGTATGAGCAACTCATCTGCTACACCGACCCGTCGTTCAAATCGACCACTGCCAACGACTACAAGGCATGCCGCCTGTGGGGCAAACTCGGCAATGAACTTCATCTGATTGACACCTACGTCCGGCAGGACACGGTCTCGGGAATGGTGCGGTGGCTCTATGACCTGCACGAGCGCATCACCGAGGCGGGAGCGGCGGCATTGTTCTACATGGAGGCGAACTTCATGCAGGACATCATCCTTGACGAGTTCACCACCGAGGGCGAGATACGCGGCTACCAGTTGCCCATCATGCCCGACACGCGCAAGAAACCGGAGAAGGTGCAGCGCATCGAGGCGGTCAGCCCGCTATGGGAGCGAGGCTTCGTGTTCTATAACGAGGCACTCAAGGACAGCCCCGACATGCAGGTGGGCATTGAGCAAACACTGGCACTGGAACGGGGCAGCCGGGTCCATGACGATGCGCCTGATGCCGACGAGGGAGCCATCTGGTTCCTCCAGCGAAACACAAGACAACAGATTTATCAACCCAGGCTGACTCTGCGCAGCCACATTCCTAAAAACTCCTGGTAATATGTTCAATCTCATCAAGCGACTCATATTCGCATTCAAGTACAAGAGGGCGGTGAAGCGGGCCGACTACTTCCGTCACATCACCCACCGCAAGCACATGGTCATCCTCCTGGACGGCAGACTGCACGTCATCGCCAAGCAGGACATCAAAACCTTCATCCGCAAACGCCTCCTCAAGAAAGGGACCACCGTTGCCGATGTCGAGAAGATTGCACTTTACACAACCATTTAACAACGACTCGCCATGTTTATAACCGATGAAGACTACCGCGTGGTCATCGGCGAAAATGCGCTGAAGACCATCTCACAGGTGAGCGAGACCAACCGCCGGCAGGCCGAGGATGAGGCCGCCGAGGAAATCGCTTCTTACCTGCGACCGAAATATGACGCCGTGGCCATCTTCAACGCCACCGGCGAGCAGCGCAACTCCTACATTGTGATGATTGCCTGCGACATCGCGCTCTACCACCTCTCGGCATCGCTGCCGCAGAAGATGGGTACCGAGGTGCGCAAGGAGCGGTACGACCGCGCCATCAAGTGGCTCGAGGGGGTGCAGGCAGGCAAGATTGTGCCCGACCTGCCTCTGGCCACCGACGAGGAAACTGGCGACACGCTCCAGGGTTTCTCCTTTCATAGCGAACCGAAACTGAATAATAACTGGTAACATCATGGGACTTTTTCAAGACTTCATAGACCGCCTCAGCGGCAAGTATGTGCTGCACACGCCGCACGGTGATTTTAACCTGGCACGCAACTCCGACCGCAAGAAGCTGCGCAAGATCATGGTGGACATCCAGCGCACCACCGACAGCCTCACGCGCCAGGATCTGGGCGACTGGCGCAGGGCCTGGCAGATGGCCATCAATGTGGACAGCCCCGACCGACTGCGCCTCTATCAGGTGTACCGCGACGTGGAGATTGACGCGCACCTCTCGGGCTGCGTAGAGCAGCGCAAGGGCTTCGTACTCTCGCGCTCGTTCAAACTGGTCACACCCGACGGCGACGAGAACGAGGAGGCAATGGACTACTTCGACCAGGCCTGGTTCAAGCAGCTCATGCGCTACGCGCTCGACAGCATCTATTGGGGACACTCACTCATCGAACTGGGCGATGTCATCAGCACCGAAAACGGACTGCTCACGCTCGACGGGGTGACACTCATCGACCGCCGCCATGTCATTCCGGAATACCACCGTGTGGTCCGCAACATGGGCGATGACTGGAAGTCGGGCATCGACTACCACGAGGCACCGTTTGCCAACCAGGTCATCGAAGCCGGACAGCCCACCGACCTCGGACTCTACCTCAAGGCGGCACAGCAGACCATACCCAAGAAAAACGCCATGGGCTTTTGGGACACTTTCACCGAGATATTCGGCATGCCCATGCGCATCGCCAAGACCACCTCACGCGACGAGAAGGACATCAGCCGGCTCCAGAAGGTGCTCGACCTCATGGGCAGCACGCAGTCGGGAGTGATGCCTGAAGGGACAGAGATTGAAATTGTGGAGTCGTCCAAGGGCGACGCCTTCAATGTCTATGACCGACGCATTGACCGCGCCAACTCTGAACTGTCGAAACTCATCATCGGCCAGACCATGACCATCGAGGACGGTTCAAGCCTCAGCCAGTCCGAAACGCACCTCAAGGTGTTTGAGAACCTGGTGGAGGCTGACTGCGACCTAATCCGTGACTTAGTGAACACACAACTCATCCCACGACTCATCACCATGGGCTTCCCGCTCAAGGGGCTGCGCTTCGACTGGGACTACTCCATCGACTACACGCCCGAGCAGCAGGTGGCCTACGAGACGATGGTGCTCAACAACTACGAGGTGGAGCCGTCCTATTTCGAGGACAAATACGGCATGCCGGTGGGCGAGCGGCGCAACAATGCGCCCGCTTTGCCCACAGAGCCGCCACAGGGCGATGAAAAGCCCGAAGGTGAGGAAACACCCACTGGCGAGCAAAACAGCCGACAGGCGGCGAATGTGCGCCCTTTTTTCGCCTGAGCCCCGCCGACTACGCGGGGCTGCACCAGCGTTACGCCGAAATACTGGGCACCGCCACCTTCGCATCACAGCGCAAGGAACTGGAGCAGCGCATCCGTGACCGTGTTGGCAAGGCTTTCGAGGGAATGATGCACGCGCTCTACCGCCAGGAGGGGGCGATGCTGCGGGTCGAGGTGATGGCCGAGCCGGAGGTGACCGACTTCATCAGCACACACGCCGACGCGCTCAACTCATCGATGCGGCAGGTGGCGATGTCCGATGCCATGCGCCAACGGCTGGAGCGGTCTAATTTCATCTTCTCGGGCTTCAAGGCGTTTCACGAACTGAACGAGGCTTTTCCGTCGCTCATCGGTGAGAACGGCGAGCGCAAGCCGTTCGACACGTTCCTAAACGAGGTGCATGCCATCGACGAGACTTACAACGTCAACTATCTACGTGCCGAGTACAACTTCGTCAATGCCTCGGCCGACATGGCTGCCAAGTGGGAGCAGATTGAGGCGGACGGCGACCGATATAATCTCCAGTACCGCACACAGCATGATGACAAGGTGAGACCGGAACACGCGGCCCTTGATGGGGTCACGCTGCCGCCCAGCGACCCGTTCTGGGAGTCTTACTACCCACCCAATGGATGGAACTGCCGCTGCACAGTCGCACAGGTCCGCAAGACCAAGTACCCGACAACCGATCCTGCCGAGGCTTATGCCCGAGGCGAGGAGGCACTGCAGCGTGACACACGCGGCATCTTCCGCTTTAATCCTGGCAAGCAGGGCAAGGCGATTCCCGACTACAATCCCTACACCATCAGGCGGTGCCGGGACTGCGACATCGCTCAGGGCAAGACCAACCTGGCATACATTCCAGACAACGACCTTTGTGCCGCATGCCGGCTCATACGTTCTCTTCGTGAAGAGATTCATGCCTATGATCCTCAAGTCTGGGTTCACAATTATACGGGGAAGAATAATGACGGTTATGTGATGACAGAGCGAGATAGAATACCAGACGAATCAGCAGACAACAATGATATAGCCAAATACAACAAAGAGTTTGGTATGTGTAAGGTTGCGGCTGATAATGGTCATAAGATTGAGTTTTTGAGCGAAAACAACCGAGCAGAGGGACAAACTTTCGATATTCGATTTGATGGAATACCTACAGAATTAAAAGCCACTATTGGCACAGGTAACATCGTCGGTTATTATAGTTATGCAAGGAAGCATCAAGGTGCAGAAGCTGTTCTCTTCCGTTTTCCGCATGGCTCAACGGAATTATTCAAGCGATTATCAGAAGCCAAAAGAAAATATGGTGGCAGAATATTCTATTACTACGAAAATGAGAATATAGTGATGGAATTCTAAAAAGAAAGGCCGATAAATCGGCCTCAGGCGGTACAACAGCCTTGCGGCCTTGTCCCTATCTTCATCGCTGAAGACATTGCAAAGGTAATACTATTTTTTTAATTGACAACAATCCAAGAACAAAAAATTACTTGGATTTCTTCTTAAAGTAATCAAGGAAGCGCATCAGTACACTCTCTTTAATTACAATGATATCTCCAGCTGCACGCTCATCATCTGGATGGGCATCATGATATGTCTGAGCAAATTGGCCAAAATTGAAGATATTGATTGTTATGTCCCTGATTGAGAAAATCGTGTAAATCAAAAGAAAAACCAGTATGAACAACGTGAATGCCTTAATGCAAATCTTCAAGTTATAATTTAGCGCACTAAGCTGGCTGACAAAACTCATGCTAACCTTGACAAACACACAAACAAGAGTTGTTATAAAGGAAGCACCAAGTACAATGGCAAATGTCGAATTCAATTTTTGAAATAAAGTTGGCTTTTCTCCATCCATAATGGGCTGCATGACCTTTGAGCCTGACATTCCCATCATCAAGGCATAACCAGCAAGAGTAAAGCCCAGGACTGTGGGTGCTATAGTTAGGGATATGGTAGTCACAGCATCAATAAGTATAGTCGGAGATACAGTTGATGACATGGTAAATACGACCACTAATATTGCTATAATTAGCGGCCAAACAACTGAACGGCGAAAGTTATGCAAGGTATAGCATTGAAACACCGCGCCCCAACCAGGATCTGTGATTTTCTTACCCATTTTCTCCCCGCGCCAAACGCCTAATAAAATCAAAAATCGCATAAGTTGGCGAATCTCCTCTATATGGGATGCTTTTGACCATCGGGTGATCAGATGTGTCAATCCTTTCTGGCACATCGTCATCGTAAATTGTGGCTACTGCGTGACCATTGGAACCGCTCAACCTAACATAAGCTTGAAGCATCTCACTCTGCCGTATATCAATAGGATTCCGTTTCGTTCCTGTAACAACTGTTTTTGATGTTCTTGCATTACTTTGACGCATTTGGTTATCAATAACCTCGGCCCAGTCATCGTTATTATCATTGTTGGTATATGAGATATTAACCTCTAACCTTGACATAGCAGGTGCATTAAGGATGCGTTCCAGCACGCCTCTGTCCTTCTCTAATGTAACTTCAAATGAGTCAACATCCCGATAGACACCAATTGCTTTCTTCAAGAATTTCAAAACTTGCTTATCAGGGGCTGGTTCAATGACGGCTATACGATGAAACTCAGGGACGAATATATATGGCCAAATCTTAACGCTAAGCCCCTTATTCGGATCTGTAGCTGACGGTACAATCTCATTCGTACTTCTGTCTATCGCATCCGAATCCGGCTTAATGTAAATCGCATTGGAGAAGTCGCCATGAAAGACCCCGTTCTCATCGGGGCCATAAAGTGTACGAACATGTGTAGCACGGTCTCCGAATGTCGATATTAAAACGCCATTATCAAATATCTGACGAAACAATTCAATATAGTTGTCTCTTACCTGATCTGTTTCCGGATATAAGACAATATTGAATACTTTTACCCTGCAATATTGTTGTCGTTCTGTTTCCATATCTCATTATTTTGCCTGCAAAGTTAATCATTTACTTTCAATCGGCAAAATATGGCATGGGGTATAGCATCACACGTTCAAATCAAACCGCACGTCCTCGTTGCCGGCAAGCAACTCGCGCGTACGATCGATGTTGTTCTCATAGATGTGCACATTGCCCAGGAACAGCGTGATTGACTTTAACGGCAGTTCTATCTGACGCGCCATCAAGTACAGGTGGTAGATGTCAGCCGGAAGCCCCAGGTTGGCATCGCTGCTTCGCTGGTAGGCACTCAGCACCAATTCACCGTCATCAATCTGAAACTGCACCAGGCTCAAGCATGGTGCCTGGTTGCTCTCGGCATTGGTCTCGCCCAGGAACAGGACGTAATTCTTGCTGTTGCGCTTCTCGCGGTTGATCCTGGCAAGCAAGGGCGGTAACTTCTCCAGATAGGTCGGATAACTGTTGACCAGGATCGATCCGCAGTAGTCCCACCAGTTGATGCCCACGTCTCGGTATTTCTCCACCTGACGCTCGCCCTGCATGAACAGGCGCAACTCGCTCTTCAACTTCTTGCGGGCGATGCCATGACTCTCAAATATATCGAGCAGGTCGGCGGGTGTCAGGTGCAGCGGCTCATTCAGCAGGTAGCGGATGCTGCCCTTTTTGTTGGTCTGGGTCTTGCCCTGGTCCAATACTTTGCTAAGGATTTGGTGATACTTATTCATGGCTCTAATGTGGTTTTAATGCCGTTCAAGCGGCGTTATAAATCATCATGTCGGTATAGGTGGCATTGTAGTTCATCTGGGCATGGAACTCCACCACATGACAGCCGGCAAAGGGATTGCCCAGGTCACGGTTCTTGCCCAGCCAGGAGCATAACTCAACGATGCTCGACTTGTTGCTGGTGAAGTAGATGAAGCGGTGGTCACGCAGCACATTCAGCACATCAAGGTAGTCGCTCAGTTTCCAGTACATCTTGTAGGTTCCGGCTTCGGTACTCAAGTAGGGAGGGTCAACCAGGAACACCACACCAGGCTCGTCCTTGTATCGCTCAAACACCTCACGATAGTCGGCACTGGTGATGGTCAGCCCGTCCAGGTAATCACCTGCAGGGGCAAAGTCAGTCGTGCGGATTTTGTTATAAAACACCTCTTTCTTCAATTCCTCGAGGCTCAGTTTGTATTTCATTGAGAACAGGATAGAGGGCGACAGGCTGATGTAGTCCACACTGCCATATTTCGCCTCATGGGAGGCGATGGCATCTATCACGCGCAATCGTGCCTCGCCCTTGATGGGCGACCTCCTCTCAATGCCGGCGGTTATGTCACGCAGCCGGGCAAGCAACTCATTGGTCTCGGGAATGCGCTCCAGTCGCTCGCGATAGTTGTCGTAATCGTTATACACGACCTTGCTGTTGGGCTTCTGGTGCTTGGCGATGTGCGACAGCAAGCCGCTGCCGCCGAACAGGTCAACAAAGGTGGTACCGTCCGGGTACTGCTCGAGCACCTGCATGAACGGCTTGGCAAAGTTCCGCTTCTGACCCACGAAAGGAAGCGGTGCCGACAGGTATAGTTTTTTCGTTTCCATGCAGCAAAGGTCGGTTTTTCTTGCCAACCGAGCCACACAGAAAAAAGCAATCACACTGCACCGACCTTGCAGTTCTGCCCAAAGCGTTTAACCAGGCTATAGACCTTGCGCTCACTCACATGATACCGCTCACTCAGCACGGTGACGATATAGGTCACTTTCTCCCCCCCCCTCGCGCATCGACTGATAGTCACGGTAGAGGTCGATATATTGGCAGTCATCGGGCTTGGCACCGAACTCCTGCAGCCGGTGGAGCATCTCTTTGTTGATTGATAGGGCCTCAAATAGTGTCATTTCAAAAATATTTTGTACCTTTGCGGTGTTCTACTTACAAAAATAAAATTACACCCATTTCGGGAGGAAGAAGGCTCATGCCTCCAGCCTCTCCCGATGTGGGTGTAATTTTGTAAGTAGAACGACAGATTGCAAGGCTGGGGGCTTTTTATTTGCCCCCTCCGTTGCTTATACGGCCTGGACATACAGCCCGACCAGGGCGCTCAGGTCGTGATACACGGGGTTGCCGGTGTCTCGGATGCACAGGTAGGTCACCCCGCCCTGGCTGTAATACTTACCCTGCTCGAGGGCCATGTTGCCGCTGTAGGGAATGGGATTATCAAGCGTGCCAAGTTCCGGCTCTCCCTCGCCTTGGGCAACGACCTCGGTGAATAACGAGGCGGCTGCCGTCGGTGTCCAGTCGGCCTGCACAGTGTGACCCTGCAGCACCTTCCATAACCTGCCGTCATAATAGAGGCGCGCGCCCATGGCAACGGTCTGCCCAATCTTGCTCGCCCATGTGGGGAACAGTGCAGGCACTTCCATCGCCTGCTCGTCGGGCAGTTCCACGGCTTGACCTTTCAGCAGGGTCACAACCTGCTGTAGCATCACCATGCCGTCGGGTGTCAGTTCCACATCGGCACCCGTATCGTCTGCCTGTTCCTCAAGCCCTACCGGCTCAATGCCATTCTCGGCACCCCAAGTCATAGCCTCACGGGCATACTGCTTGGCGGTCTTGCGCCATGACTGCAGGGCTTGGTATTCCTCCAGGTGCTCGGGGTCAAAGAAGTTGTTAAGGCAGTTGTTGATCACCGCCTGCATCCTGTCCGGTGGGTAGCACTCGGTCACCAGGGCATCGACTATCGCGCTGTAACTCCACACAGCCGGAGGCAGGGTCACGCTGATCCACTCCCAGCCCTCGCTGGTCGCGCTTGCGCCCACGTTTACGGTTCTTATGTTTTGCCCCATCTCGCGCCGGGTCTCCACCAACGGGGGGCAGGTCTCTCCTTGACATCTCATATTCTTCTAAGTCTTTTTTGATTAAATATCGTTCGTAACTGTATCTCTTGCGAATCTTCACCAACGTAAAACGGCGTTTGACGTAGCAACACTGCCAGAAGTTGGGCACGTTGCGGAACATCTTCCGACGTTGGCGGTAACTATAGGCGTGCACGCAGAAACCCATGTAGGAGTTCAGGCTGCACACATGGTGCTTCAGCGCGGCAAGCGACTCAGTGGTGGGACCCTCCTCCAGGATGTGCTTGCACAAGCGCTCGGCGCGTGCGACCTCATTGGTCATGTTGCCGATGGTGCGATTGCTGGTGTATAACCGACCGGGCTTGATCACGCTGCCGACAAACTTCACACCTTTGCGAACCTCCTGCAGGTAGAACTTGTCTTTGTGCAGGGTCAGCCTCAGGTGCTTCTTAAGCCACATGGTGGCCTTCTTGCGAAGGTCAAGGATGAACTGCTTGTCGTGGCAGATGACTACGGCGTCATCGACGAAACGCACATAGCCGGCATCCTTCCATGCACACTCCTCGAGCATGAAGCCATCAAAATACGAGAGATAGAAATTGGCGAGTAACTGGCTGGTGATGTTGCCGATGGGCATGCCCACATTGGGAGGCATGTTGAACAGGCTCTTGCTGGCCGGCAGGGCTTCCCATAGCCGCTCGCTCGAGCGACGCTCACACAGCAGTTGGGGCTGGTGCCTGACTGTGATCTCGGTGAGCCACAGCAGGGTCTCGAGATCATCACCTTTGTAGTTCTCGCGCAGCCATGGCAGCAGCAGACGCAGCAGCACCTCTTTGTCGATGCTCATGAAGAAACTACTGATGTCTATCTTGCCAACCCACGCCTCACGCGTGTAACGCTCGCTCACGCGCTCAATGTGGGATTTGGCGGTCTGCACGGCACGCAGTGTGCCATAGCCTTTTCGACAGTTGAACGATACATCGCCTTGGCTGCGGAACCGCCACTCGAGCAGCGGTTCCAGCCGCAGCGTTATCCAATGTTGCACAATGCGGTCACGGAACGAGGCGGCGAAAATCTCGCGCAGTTTGGGCCTCGTCACCACGAAACAGAACGACTCGCTGGGCTTGTAGGTGCGCTCATGCACCTCCAGCACCAACCGCCACAGGTCGCGCTCGAACTCTATGCGGTACTCGTTGCACTGCTTCGCTGTCAGCTTGTGCCTGATACAGTCAAAATAGGCATCTATCCACCCCGATTTCTCTTCATTACCAAGTGCGACCACCGCTCGCACACCGTTGGAATTGTTCTTATTGTTGTTGTTGTTGACGGCGCCGCTCCCTGCATTAATGTTGTACGCGTTGGAAGCACTGAGCGATGATGCGTGCGTTACTCGTTTCCTAACTACGCCTTGCGCAGTAGCACGCCCGTTTAATAATGAAAGAGGATTCATAACAACCGTAATCGCTATGAATGTCTGTTACCGCGACCCTTCCACATCGTCAAAGAGGGTGCGCTGCCTGGGCTCGGCCTGAGCCCGGAGCTCCGGCTTTTGCTCGGGCTGCACGACTGCCGGTTGCTCGGCGGCCTGGCGCTCCTCGGCGATGAGGTACTTGGTCTTGCGAAGCCATTTTCCAGCCTGGTCAGATATGGAATTCATCATGTCCAGCATCTGGGCATGCTGGCCGTGGCTCAAAATGTCACGACGGACACGGTGCATGAGCCTGAACGTGGTCTTGACCGACGTCATGCGCATCACCAGACCGTTGAGACACTCGAGACGCTCCAGCCTGTCCTCAGTCTGGAAGGCGAGAACAACAAAATCCAGCGACTCTTTCAAGTCGCGGACAAGCAGCCCGCCAAGCTCCCTCCACGATACGGACTTGGGCAAACGGTCGGCCACCGGAATGGTCCACTCCAGCAACCGCTCGATTTCCCTGTAAATAGATGCCTGGTTTGGTTTCATGGCTGCAAAGTTACGGATTTTATCGCTAACTGCAAACTTCACACACTCCACTCGCCACTGTAGGCGAAGTGCTCGATGCTCTCAACGATGTCCTCGTGGTTGTGGTTGGTGTCACTGCCCACAAGGCGCAACGCGCCGAAGTGCTCACCGCTCAAGCCGACCACAGCGCGGCACACGGTCTCGCACAGGTCAAACACGTCAAGCGACTCGTCGCCCTGGCTCAGCGGTCCCACCCAATCGGTGACAATGTGCAGCCGGAGCGTCCCCTGGGTGTGATACCCGCCTTTGTCGGCACGCCACTCAATGGGGGCGAACTCGACAAACACAGCCGGGCGGTCCCAGGCCTCTTCCTGCTCGATGAACTCGACGTTGTGGTTCCATAGGTCAACATGCTTGACCGGGGCGCCGTCGATGCCCAGCAACGCGGCGCAGATGGCTCTGTAAATCTCTTTTCTCATTGTAAATTGTATTCGTGCTCGAAATATTCTGTCAGGTTCTCTTCGATGATGTCACGCACGGCTTTCTCGACCTCGGGACTGGCACCCAGGAACTGGCGCTTGGGGATCTTGATGCTCTTGCCTTCTTTCATCAGGGCCATCCACTTCCAGAACTCGGCCTCGGTGCTCAGTTGAACGGTTCGCTTGTCATTGCGGCGCTGGCCGTTTTTCTTGCGGCCAAAGGAGCCGGTGGCCTCGTAGTATTTGTGCCAGAAGTAACGTTTCATCTTGCGGGTCACCTTGATTTCTCCGCCCTCGTTATGGATGGCAGCGTATGGCAGCGTGCTCTGGAACACGATGCCGGTGCTGTCGGCCTTGCTGCTGATGCTGCGGCGCAAGCCGCCGGTATCAACCAGGATGTGACCGCCTGGACGGGTCGGTGACTTGCGGCGCTGCCACGACTGCGAAAAGAAGCCCTGCCGCTCGAAGTTCTTGTCAAACTCGTCGCCAAGTTCAACCTGGATGTCACGCAGGATGCGTTTGATGATGATGTCGATGCCGCTCATGGCCATTCAAATTGAATATATAACTGGGTGTCCTCGGGCAAGTCGTTCTTGGGGTCGGCACTCGCCTTGAGCAGATTGTAGTAGGTGCGCTCGCTGATGGCGTAGATGGGATAGATAAAACGCCGCCAGATCTCCCTGTTGGGCAACCCGTCCTTGACGTGCTCATCATATATCCGGTTGATGTCCGCCACGCGCTTCTGATAACTCACACCTCGTCTCACTGCCATACTGCAAAGATAATGTTTTTTGACGTAACCACAATGAAAAATGAGCGGCAAACTGCTGATTTACCGCCCATTACTTAACACTGTTAAAGCATCACACCATTAATCGGTATCTTCTTTCTTGGGATCGACATAGAAGGTCTCGTCCTGGACTACCTGGATGCCGCACTTGGCCATCTTCTCGGCCATGCCTTCCTCGTCACGGTCAGCGAGAAGTTTGTCCTTGGCGACCTCATCGCTGGTACGGATGAACGAGGGCAGGAACTCTTTCACCAGATTCACCGCGCTGGCCCATGTGAAGCCTTTAAGGGTCTTCAACTTGGGGGTGCCGGTGCGGAAACCGATGGTGCCGTGGGTCATGTCGAGGCTCTTCTTCTTGGTGAACAGTTCTGCCTGGTTCTCGGTGGCGAACGCCTGAAGGGTGTCAAAGGCCTGGTCTCGTTCCTCGGCGAGAATGGAGAGACGGTCGGCGTGCTTCTCGCGGATCTTGGCACATGCCAACTCAATCTCGGCGTTAATCTTGTTAATCTGGGCATCGGCCTTGGCATACTGGCCAAAGGCTGACTCGGCGGCCTCACGGGTCACGCCGCTGATGATGGTCTTTTTCTTTCTTGTTGCCATTGTAATTGTTGTTAAATTGGTTATTAAAATCTATTGCGAAATGTGTAATTGGTTTTTGATATGTTCGTTCTCGCGCTTGTGGTTGATGGCTCGCATCTTGCGCGTCAATGCGGCCAGTTCGTCAAAGTTCAGGTCCTTGAAGGGCTTGCCGGCTATCCTCGCGTCCTGGCAAAAGGCGTTGACCTTGTTCCAGTCGGTGGTGTCAACACCATACTTCTGCAGCTGATGAAGCGCACTGGAGCGGAGCTTCTTCTGCTCGGCCTGCCAGCGTTCTTTGCCTCGGGGATCAACAATGCGCTCAAGGGCTTCGCACATCTCCACATACTCACGCTCGGTCATCTCGCGCAGGTGCTCAGTCCTGCCCCAAGTCCACTGGCGCACAATCTCGCACTTGTGGCTGTCCGGGTCGCTGCCGTGGTGCATCTTGTTGAACACGGCATAAAATCGTCGGAAACCTCTGCTCATAATCTCGCATTGCTTGTGGCGGCTCGCCAGTCCCGGTAGATGTCGCGGCAGTCCTCAAGGGTCTCAAGGATGGTATCGCCCTCACCATACACGAGGGGGATGCCATTGTAGGTCACGTACAAGCCGCCGTTGTATTCGGCAACCTGCACCTTGCGCTCGGCATCGGCGGCAATCTCGCGCTCGAGACGCTCAAGCCGGGCACGGCGGCGGGCCAGGAGTCGGTCACCCAGCCAGCGCTTCAGCTGTTGATACTTTGCTTTCATCATGCTTCTGGTTTTTGGTTTCACTTAATTTGATTCTCGCGGGAATGACCGCTCTGCTGTTACAGCAGTCACAGCACTCGCCACTTTCCTTTACCGGCCAGGGATTGTTGCCCCAGCCTCTCGATGGCTTGCCGCAGATGCAGCATCTGAACTCATGCACCATTGTCCCCCTCCTTTCTGTTGGGTTTCCACTCAATGGTCACGATGGCATCGACCTCGCCGCTGCCTTTGCACACGGGGCACTCGCACTTGGTGCGACGCCCATACTGGTCACTGCCCCAAAAGAAACCGTTGCCGCTGCAGTAGTTGCACAAATGCCCGCGGCTCACCAGGGTCTCTTTGCTGCCTGGACGGTAATGGTCGGGGTGACGCAGTTCAATCGTTCTTGTCGTTTTGCTCATTGGTCTCTGTATTTTGTTGGTGAATAAATGTGTTGTCTTTGCCTAACCAGTATTTGGCGGCGCCTTCTTCCCATACGGTGAACGGCACACCAGGACGGTCCATGTAGCGGCTCTTGCATGAGGCACGGAAACCCTCGACCAGGATCTTGATGTCGGCATCATACTCGACCTTCTTGGCGGCACGGCCTGCCGGACGCATTCCCTCGGCATGGCTCACAAAGATGAGCAGCTTGCCGGGCAGGGCTTCTTTCAAGGACTGGTACCCCTTGTAGGTGAGACCGCTGTACTGGAAACTGTCGATGATGGCGATGCCGGCGCTCTTGCGCTTGCGCAACCGCTCTATCAACTGCTCCACGCTCTCACGGTCCAGAACCTGGAAGCGGCGGTTGACCTCTTCCATGCGGTGACGGCGCATCGACATCTGCACACTCAGACTGGTGCTCTCCTCCAGGCTATCATAGACCACCTTGTCAAACTGGCACAGGTACTTGGCAAGCTGCATCACGAAACTGGTCTTGCCGTTGCCGGGGTTGCCCCAAATCAACCATGTGCCGCTTTTGGCGGGCTTGCCCATCGACGCCTCCCAGGCTCCGTCAAACTCAAGCCTGGGTATTCGCATGTTCAATATCTCGGTGGGACTGTAGGCGCGTTTCTTCATTTTCTGCTCTTTTTAAGTTCGGCTATCAGGGCATCGGCATAACGCACGGCCGACTCACACACCAACTGGCAAACTTTGCCGTCGGTGAGCAAGGTGCTGCCGTCGATATTCTCAAACAGGGTGGGCAACATCCTCATGGCGACATCAAGACGGCAACGGTCGGTCGCAAGGTCATTGGCGTCGCGCATCTCACGATGAATGCCGATAAGGGCATTCATGGCCTGCATCTCAATCTGGGTCATGACTCACCCCCTTTCCTGATCTTCTCAATCTCGGTATAAATGCGGCGCAGACCGCCACCACTCAACGTCACGAGCTGGGCGATGTTAACGCCCTCGGGGGCGTTGACCTGGGCCACCATGGCGGCCTGGGCCTTGAGGAACTTCTGGCGCTCTTTCGCATCGGCGGGGGTGACTTTGCTGAAGGTGTCACCGAAGCGGCTCAGCATCTCGGTGTAGCCCACTTTCTTGCCCTCTATGGCTCGCACAATCTTCTCTTGCAGGCCATCTGCTCCCATCATGTACCAGCCGCAAGCGTGCTCGGTGGCGTTCCACAGGGCTTTCAACTCGAGGAAGGCTTCATACTGCAGGTCGCCGGCCTCGTCAAGAATCACAAGCGGGGTGTCAATGGTGCGCAGGTAGGCGACAAGGTCCTCATACACGTCACCATACCGGCCGTTGGCGTTCACGCCAAACTCCTTGGCAATCTTGCGCACGAGTTTGAGCTTGGTCTTGACCTGGCTGCAGTCGATATACACGGCATGCTTGTGCCCTTTGACGTAAGCGCGGGCGGTGAAGGTCTTGCCGATGTTGGGGATGTCGCACATGATGGCGCTCAGGCTTCCCTGCTGGCAAGTTTCGAGTTGGGTGGTGATGAATACCCAGGTCGGTGTCTGAGCGGCTGTCCAGGCCATTTCCTGGCGCAGCACAACGCCCAGACGGCGGGCTATACCCACCCAGTTGGCGTCACTCACTTGCTTCTCATAGTTGCCCTTCTTGATGGCGTTGTAAACGCTGGGGGCGATGCCCAGGGCAACGGCGTGCTTGGCGTCACTGGGATAGTTCTCGCGGTCGGCGGCTATGGCCGACACAATGCGGTTTTTGATTTCTCTGGTTATCTCCATTGTTCTTATCGGTTTTGAATGTCGTTATAATGTCATTTATATGCTGGCTACGGCGGCACGAGCCACTTGGCTCACGTCAAGGTAGTCGCTGTAGTCGTCATCATCATCAGGCTGATCGACAGCCTTGGGCACGGCTACGGCAGCAAGGGCGGCACGTTGCACCGCCTCGCGCTGGTCGCGTTCGATAACGGCGACCTTGGTGATCTTCTCCTCGCGCATCATCTTATCGAACTGGCTGACATACTTCGACTGCTCGGTGTAGGCATCGCGGTCGGCCTGTGTCTGCTCGGCGGTAGCCTCGTTGTACCGCTCCAGCAATTTGCAGGTGGCGATATATCGCTCACCCTGCCACAGGTACACCTCGGCAATGTTGCCATCGACATCGGCAAGCCAGTAGGCCTCGACCTTGTTGTTCCTCGGCTCAAGTTTCTCAATGTCGCGAGGGCTGGGCAAGCGGAACTGCTGGTATTGCACAGTGCAGAACATGTTTTGCTTGATGGTCGTGGCCGTGCAGTTGCCAATGTAGCGGTACAGGTAGGGCTTGTCCCAGGGCTTCAGGTCGGGGTTCTGGCGGCTGGCCAGCACGTCCCAGCGGCTCATGCCGGGGTACATCTTCTGGTTGGGGTGCAACTGATGGTTGAAGGCATCAATGGCGGCGAGATCGTCGGCAACGAGTTGCTCAAAGGTATAGGTGGCCTCCTTGTAGGTGTTGTTAAGTTCGTCATACACTTTCTCAACCTTGGGGCGGTTGGCCTCCAGCGAGGCGTACCACCGGCCTATGCCCACCTGCATCCTTTTCTCCACACCGTATTTTTTGGCGCGGTTCAGGTGCTCGGCACGTTTCTCGCGCGAGTTGCCGGGGTTACACCATCTGATCAGGGGGAACACCACACCGGCTTTCATAAGGCCGTCGGCGAAGTTCTGCACCAGGTGGTGCTCGACCTCGAGCTCGGCGGGCATATACCAGCCGTTGCGGTCAAGGGTCTGGAACATGTCACGCATGCAGTCCAGGAATAGGTCGGTGGTCTTGAGACGGCTGTATGCGCGACCTACCACGCAGCCACTCACCACATCATAGGCATAGTAAGCCTTCACGCGCTGGCCGTTGCTCATGGGGCGAGGCAGGTCACGGTCGTCAAGCGAGATCTTGCTGAGGGCATACACGCCATTGCGGCGCACATGGTATGGACGGTAGCGGTTGTTGAAGTCCCACTGGGTGTCGTGCAACTTGCTGCGCAGTGCTTTGTTCTTGGCGGTGTTGAGATAGTTGGCGATGGTGGCCTCACTCAGCACCAGCGGGTCACCGTTCTTGTCGGTGTAATTGGCGGGGTCATACCACTCACCGGTCTCGGGGTCAGCGACGGTGAGCTCACCGCGCACGAACATGTTGTACATCTCGGCGACTGTCGTGTTATAGGGACGCTCGGGCAGACTGTCAAGGCTCAAAATAAGGCGCTCAATGCCATAGTTGACCTTGCGGGCGCTCTGGTTCTTGAACTTCTTGCTGATGAGTGACTCGTAGCCCTGTTTCTGGAATGTGGTGACACGTTCACGGAAACGGTGAGGCGACAGGGGCAACGTGTGGCCGAACTCGGCCTGGAAGTAACTGATAACACCCGTCATCTCACCCCAGTTGATGGTGGTGCCCTGCATGGCCTTGCGCATGATGTTGGTGTCGGCCATCACAGCCACCACAGCCTGCAGCACCGAGGCATTGACGGTGTACTCGTTGATCTTGTCGGGTGGCAAAGGGCTGCCGTCGGCAAAACGAAACCGGGTGAACCATGACCTGGCTTCGGCATCAACTCGGTAGTGACGCTCAAACCAGTCACGCAGCACGTTCTGCTCCATCTCACCATACTTGGCAGTGACGCGCTCACGGAAGCGGCGGGGTAAGGTGGCGACCTCGATAAGGGCATACTCGCCCATGCCGCCGCCACGGCGCACGACGTTGATCTTCTTGCGCGCGCTCAACTGTTTGTAATTGGGTACACTCATAATAGGTGCGAGGGTCTCAACCGGCAAGTCCTGGGGGGCACGGCCATTCAGCACGCGACTGTGACTCCAGTCGGCGACACCGTCCACGACAACCGGACGGTCGTCATAGGTCAGGTCATTGACCGATATACACAATATCTTGCCGTAATACTCCATGTCACAAACTCATTGCCATGCTGCTCACACGCGACTGCAGACGCATGAGGTCGGGAATAGTGTTAACTCGCTCCTGGGTGTGCTGAGCACCGTCAACATACACCGTGGCAAGACCGCCATGGCGACTCACCACCAGCTTCACACGCTTGCCGAAGGTCTGAGTCATGGTGCCGTCTGAGGTCTCATGGGTGGTCTCCATTTCGTCTCCCTGCCAGTTGGCTACACCGTGCAACTGGGTCAAGGCAACATAACGGATCTTGCGGGCACGGTCACTGTTGAACTTGAACGTCAATGCGTTCCAAACGGTCACACGGCTGCACTTGAACAGCTTGCACAAGTGCTTCTTGGCATCCTCGGTCACATAAATTCGCTTATCCATTGTTCTCGTCTTTTGGTTGGTTGATAATCTTGTCTTGAAGGGCGTCGATGCGGGCAAGCAGCACACACGCACCGGTGTAGTAAGGGTCAACAGTCGCCTCGTAGTCGTTCAATACCACGTCGGCGATGTCAAGGTACTGTTCAATCTCATGACGTGCCGACTGGATGGCGGCTGTCATCTTCAACCCCTGCGAGGCAAGGGTGTCCTTGTCAAGGAAACTGATGGTCTTTCTTTCACTCATATTCTCGTTATTTAATAATTCTCGCTGAGTAGTCAATAAATGTGCACTCTGCTTTGCGCATGGTATAATCCATAGCAACTCTACCGACGGCCGCAACCATAACGGTATCGTCATAATAACCTTCACGCATTATGGCCGCAGTGTCATCGCATTCATTGACCTCTTTCAAGAAGTCTTTGATCTTCCAACTCTCGGTCTTGTTGATTTTAAGCTCTGTGACTTTCATTTCAGAAATCTTTTTATCGTTAATATTCGCTTATTTCGCCAAATTTTCGTACCTTTGGCAGCCCTTAACAATGTTAAGACGCTGCAAAGATACAGTATTTCTGTAATACTACAAAATTTCTGAATAAGTTTTTTCAGAATTTCTGAACTTTTTAATTTATTAAAATGGATAAGACCGTAATAAATCAACGCTTTATAATGGCTATTAATAGTCTATTAAAGGACAAAGGGCTCACAAAAACCAAGATTGCTGAAACTCTTGGCATTAAACCTGCGAAATTTTCAGAAATTCTGAATTACAGAATGAACGCTGGTGTAGAGCTAATTGCAGAATTATGCTATCAATATAGTTTTTCTGCTTCATGGATTCTTAATGGGATTGGACCTATGCTAGAACCTGGAGAATTAAAAGGGCGTTCAAAACCAGCGATTGCTGTTGCACCATTACCTGATTTCCCTCTAACTGCCGATGGGGTTTGTCAAATGTTTATGGAAATATTGAGAGATAAAGATTTGCGATATAGCGAGCAAGCTGAAGAAATCGGACGGCTCAAAGAACGGATCGCGCAACTTGAAAGGGAAAAGGCTGCCAGTGGCTCAAGTGCGCTCGATGTGGACACCGCTCGTTCTGCCCATGCAGGGTAATGCCGGAAATGCGCACCACACGGACGCACCCGTGACCCACACGCACCCACAAACTGGCCGCACGCACACATTTTAGAGCGACAATCCAGCTGTCAATGCCCGCAAATGCTTGAAAATAGGGCAGTCACATGCTATATAAATAAGGTGTAAAGCGGTTATTTGGTGGCATTTTCCTCGCTCAATATTGGCAAAATCGCAAAATTTAGGGGGTCGCTCGGCTTGTTTCCTATTTTTTAAGCGGTCTCAAAATCTTGAAAATGTAACCCCAAGTGTAACCCCTCTCTTGCCAAAAATGTAACCCCAAGTTGTAACCCCAAGTGTAACCCCTCTCTGAAAATCGACCCATTTGGGCACAAAAATGGGGAAGCCTCGCGACCTCCCCAAATCGACATTCAAAACAACGCCGCCAGAATCGCCTTCTAACGGCGTTATATTTTCATTCTAATCTACCATCCAAATCGTCGCAAACATCGCGCCACACGCTGAATGTGGGCCATTTATGCCATCTTGCGACCGGCACCGATGAATGGGCACCACTACCCTGCCCCAACGAAAGATCCGGCAAGTCGAACGTAAGGCAAACGTAAACTCCCAGGCCGTTATCACTGGCCCAAACGTAAAGCAAACGTAAGCCCATGTAAACCGTTTCGTTTTTCTGGCCCACTTCTCCCCCACCCCTCTAACTCACTGACCCACAAACAAATTAAGCCCTCGACGTGGCTCCACCCTCAAACCCATTTCGTTTTCCGCCCCTTACATAGAGTTGCCCCACAGCATCTCCAAGCAAATTGTTGGGCACACCCAGGGCTCGCTTCCAGCGGGGTTGCTGCACCTTTTTGCCCTGAAGAGCCCTGGAGTAGACGTCGAAGTTGGCCTGCACAAAATCGTCGCTCAAGTAAGGAGCTGCGGCATCGATGTAGCAAAATGCCAAGTAATCGCGCACTTTCTCTTCGCTTAACGAGCCCAGCAGTTCGTTCACCTTCGACATCGAGGCGGGCTCGGTCACGCACACTTCTTTCACCCCGTTCACACCCAAGGCCTTGAAATAGGCGTCCCAGTCAACGTTAGCGAAATCCTTTTTCAGTCGGTCGATGGAGTAAATGTTGTAGAGCAAGTCGTAGTTGCGAGATTGCTCGCGAGTGAGTGCTACTTGTGCAAGCTGGGTCTCAATGTCAAGCACGTTTTTGGCTGCTTTCTTGGCAGCGCCACCCTTGTAGCCCGACAGTTGCAGCACCTTCTGAATGTAGGCCACATAGGCTTGACGCACATTCTTGGTATTGGCGTCGTTCTCAAGATAGTAATCGCGGTCTCCCAGGTTCATTCCGCCGCCGAAGATATAGAAGCGGTTCAGGTTGGAGTCTTTGAAGTCGGCCATGACACCGCTTTGGAAGAAAGGCGCTGCCAGACCGTTTTGCAGCCAGGCAAGCAGTGTAGCATAGTCACCGCGCTTTGCCTTCTTAATTTTGCCAAGGTCTTGGGCTACGGGCATGTTCCCCTCCTTGTTGAGGCGCACACTGTCCATGCCAAGGTTGAAAATGTCGGCCACCTTCTTAGCGTTGGTGCCTTGAGCAAGAGGCGCCTTGCTCAGCCCCAGGATTAAGTTTTTCAACTGCTCTCGATTGTTCTCGGCCAGCTGGTCGAAGGTGCCAAATCGCGAGTATTGCGGATCGAGAGGATTGGCTTTCATCCAACCGCCGCATGCATACTGGTAGAAATCTTCACCGGGCTTTGTGCTGGTGTCAAGATTGGCGGGATCCACTCCCTTAGCAAGACTTCCTGCTGTCATTGTCATTGTTGATAACAAGGCCAATGATAAAAATAGCTTTGTCGTTTTTTTCATTGACGTGAATTTAAAATAAAAAATTAAAATATCATTGTTTTATTTTTTCAAGTTCTTCACCAGCATCTTCCCATTGGGTCATGGTCTGCTCCAACTCGGCATTGAGCTGTGAGTGTCGATTGTATATGTCGGGGTCGACCTCGCCTCCTTGTGCCAGTTGCTGCTCGATACAGTTTATTTGGTTCTCCAGGTCGTTGACGTGTTGCTCAAGCTCGCTAACACGCTTTTCGGCCTGTTTTATTTTTTTTTTTTAATTCTTTTTGTTCCTGATAGTTGAGCTTTGATTGCTTAACTTCTTGTTCAACATTCTTGGCCGCATGAATACCCTGCTGTAGCTGTTCTTTCTTTTCGAGTTCGTGCAGAGATTCCATGTTTTTCTGAGCCAGAAAATCATATATTCCACCCAGATGCTCCTTTACGTGTCCGCCGCCAAATTCATACACCTTCTCGACAAGGCCGTCGAGGAAGTCGCGGTCGTGCGAAACTACGATTACTGTACCGTTGAAATCCTTGATAGCATCTTTCAGTATATCCTTGGTGCGCATGTCAAGATGATTGGTGGGCTCATCCATGATGAGCAGGTTGACGGGCTGCAGTAGCAGTCTGATCATGGCCAGACGGCTTTTCTCGCCGCCCGAGAGCACTTTCACCTTTTTCTCGCTTGCCGGGCCACCAAACATGAATGCACCCAGGATGTCGTTGATGCGAGTTCTGATGTCGCCCACTGCCACCTGGTCGATTGTGTCAAACACAGTCAGTTCTCCATCAAGCAGTTGGGCTTGATTTTGTGCGAAATAGCCGATTTTCACGTTATGGCCAATTTTAAGGTTGCCCTCAAAGGGTATTTCTCCCATGATGCATTTCACAAGCGTAGACTTGCCCGCCCCGTTTTTGCCCACAAAGGCCACCTTCTCTCCTCGCTTTATGGTGAAGGTGACATCGTGAAACACATTGTGTTCGCCATAGGTCTTGCTCACATCCTCGGCTATCACAGGATAGTCGCCCGAGCGCGGGGCTGGCGGAAATTTGAGTCTCAGACGGGAGGTGTCGACCTCGTCGACCTCAATGGGAACGATTTTGGCCAGCTGCTTGATGCGGCTTTGCACCTGTACGGCTTTGGTGGGCTTGTAACGGAACTTCTCAATAAACTCCTGTGTGTCGTGAATCATCTTCTGCTGATTCTCGTAGGCACGCAATTGCTGCTCGACGCGTTGTTCACGCAACTGCACAAAATGAGAATAGTTCACATTGTAGTCGTAAATCTTGCCGCAAGATATCTCGATGGTGCGGTTGGTCACATTGTCGAAAAACTCTTTGTCGTGACTCACGAGCAGCAACGAGTTGGCATGTAGTTTCAAGAAGTTTTCCAGCCATTGTATCGATTCGATGTCGAGATGATTGGTGGGTTCATCGAGCAGCAACACGTCGGGGCGTTTGAGCAACAACTTCGCTATCTCGATGCGCATGCGCCATCCGCCGCTAAACTCACTTGTGGGCCTGTCGAAGTCGGTGCGATCAAAGCCAAGTCCCAAGAGCGTTTTCTCTATTTCGGCCTCGTAATTCTCGGCTTGGTACATGGCTCTGAGGTCGTTTTTATGCGTAAGCCTGTCAATAAGGTCTTGATAGTCGGCGCTGTCATAGTCGGTGCGCTCGGCAAGTTCCTGGTTCATCTTGGCAATTTGATTGTCGAGCTCCTTGATGTGGTCAAAAGCCTTCATCACCTCCTCTTTCACAGTATACTTGTCGACCAGTGTCATCTGCTGCGGCAGGTAACCAATCGTCAAGTCGGTCGACTTTGAAACGGTGCCGCTTGACGGCGATTGGAGTCCAGCTATAATTTTCAGCATAGTCGACTTGCCCGCACCGTTCTTGCCCACGAGAGCTATCTTGTCTTTCTTGTTAATGACAAAACTCACGTTATCAAAAAGCAGCTGACTGCTGAATTCTACCTTTAAGTCTTGTATCGAGATCAT